TCCCCTTGCTCTACGGGTGCAGGGACAGTGCGTGGGACTTGGATCTACCTTTGAGTTTGGCGGAAATGCAGTCCTGGCAGGATAATCCTGCTGACAGACCCACACACTTCTCCAAAGTGTTTGATGCCTACGAAATCTATCGTAAGCACAAGGACGAGGTTTTTACCGACAACGGTGTGCGCAACTTTGATCTGAAAATGTTTACCTACGGAAACGGACAATGAGGTGGAACTTCGGCGACAAAGAAATGCAGGAGAGGATGAAGAATGACCCTCTTCTCCGGTTTGACCCCGCCCTTGAGCAAAAACCAACCAGAGCACTGCGAAAGCGTGACTACTTGGTCGGAAAAATTGGAATCGGGCTTTACCAAGCAGTTTCTCAAACCTACGAGGCATACTTGACAAAGCCGGACGAAAAGACCGCCAAAAAATACTGCACTTGGCGTCTTCGGTTGCACCAGAAGTTTAACAACAATCGGGTGTTGCTGGAGAGTTTCAACGAGGAGTTTGCTTTGGGATTGTTCAATGAAAACCCCGGCCCACTTTGCTGGGACCTGGAGTTCAACTGAAGGGTAAAACCCTGTAACTTCCAGTGAAAGTAATGGTACCTCGCGCTGTACTAGCCGCACAAGCAGTTGCGGCTACCCTAACCCCTACCGAGCTGAGCAACTACGGCAACATCCTGTTTAATGGTGTGGTAGATTCCGTTCCCAACACAGCCGGCAAACTCGCTTTTCAGTATAAAGAGACCCTGACCGCACCTATTGTGTTGCCCTCACTCACACAGGCAACTCCCGCCCTGAAGGGTTGGACCAACAACGCACCTGATTACTTTACACAACTGCCTATCAACGCCTACGGCCAAGTGCCAGGCATTCCCACACAGTTTGAGTACACTGTGCGGAGTTTTGACGGGTTCTACACAATGGTGTCTCCGACCCAGAAAGTCTACACTCCGACTGGCGACCCTCGCTGGGGTCAACGCCACAACCGTCAATCTGTTGCCACGGGTTCTTTTCTCTACCCTGTTGCAGATCGAACTGCCGCACCTCCAATTGACATAGTCTGAGGGGCGTTTACGACCCTTCCCTGCTTGCTATACTAAACCACAACACAACCCAACGCTTCATGAAGCTTTCCCCACTCGGATACCCTACTGTTTCGGACTCACTTCACGACAGGATTTTCGGGGGTGAGAGTCGCCCCGTGATGACTAACCAAGCAAAGCGCAAAGCAATAAACCTTCTCAAACAGTTCAAGATCCCCACCCCCGTAGATTTTCCTGACGGGCTTTACAACGGCGACCTGCCCCTTCCTGCCCTTCGTGGTGCAAACCTGAAGGAGCACTTTGAGGCGGTTGCCACAGAGCAGGTTGGGGAGTACAAACTGCTGGGTGACGCCTTCTCCAAATGTGTGCTGCCTTCGCTGCCACCTACCGATCAGATTCGCCTTGAGTCCGGTTGGACTCGGTATGAGTGGGTGGAGAACGACGCCGCAGCAGGTTGGTTTGTCGAGAGGGTGCCACACCCGTTGGAAGAGGCTTTCATCTTTGACACCGAGACTTTTGTGCAGGGTGGCAACTTCCCTGTGATTGGCACCGCTTTGAGTGACAAAGCGTCGTATGTTTGGTTGGCGTCCGAGTTGCTCGACCCGACCATTCCCCAGGACATGTGGGACCAATACTCCCTTATTCCTGTCGGCAAGGACAAGTTTATTGCTGGACACAATGTGTCGTTTGACCGTGTGCGATCCCAGGAGGGATACTCGTTGGAGGGTACCAAACCGGAGAACTTCTGGTTTGATACTCTGTCGGCACACATTGGCGTGTCTGGTCTTGCATCCAACCAGCGTTGGTTGTATGTTCTGGCAGGCAAAGATCCAGACAACTTGACGGATGAGGAGAAGCGCAAACTCCGCTTTGCGCCCAAATGGTTGGAGCAAGGGTCCACCAACTCTCTCGTTCAGTGCTACAACTTCCACGTTGTGGCGGTGAAGAACTTCTTTGGTGAGGAGCGCGAGGAGTTGGGTGCTGCCGACAAACTGATTCGAAACATCTTCGTCAAGGCAACGGAGTTGGGTCAGATTCGTGACCTTATCGCACCGGCTATTGACTACGCGCTGAAAGACGTTTACTACACTGGCGAACTCTTTCAGGCGCTGTGGGAGAAGTATCTTGATGCCACGCCATCTATGGTCGGTTTGGCAGGGCACTATCACTTGGCGGGCAGTGTTATTCCCCTGGCACCTGACTGGCAAGAATGGATTGGCAGGGTGGAGAAGGTGTATCTTGAGCACCAAGAGGAGATGGACAAGATCTGCAAAGACTTGATGTGGGATCTGTACGACGACTGGAAGGGTGCTGAGGACAGGTCTGGTATCGAGGTGCGTGACCCCTGGACCTCTCAACTTGACTGGGAAGTGAAAGCAACCAAAGGTAAGTATGCTGGTGTGCCCAACTGGATTCGAAAGTATGTAAAGGACCCCGACGAGAAGATCGGTGTGCGTGCTATCTTGTCACACCTGCTGTTGCGGTTGAAGTGGGAGGGGTCGCCGATGTTTATGACTGAGGAAGACGGATGGTGCTTCCACGATGGTGACGGCAAACTCACCAAGATTCCGCACCCGAAAGGCAAGGGAGACAATGTTGGAGGAGTATTCAGCAAGGACTTTGTCAGCGACATGGAAGTTGGCCGCCTGAGTAGTGACATGCCCGAAGCAAAGCGGGCGCTGGCGATTGCCAACGCTATTTCCTACTGGACTTCCGTTCGCAGTCGCACACAGGAGCGCATCTTCCTCAAAGCAAGCAACCCGCACGGTGAGGACGCTACTGTAACTCTGCCGGAGATTCTCCCGCACGGCACCGTGACTCGCCGCACTGTTGAGTCACTGATGGTCACAATGTGCTCCACCAAAAACTGGCGCATCGGCACCGAGTTGAAAACCCGCGTGCAAGCGCCCGACGGGTGGAAAGTGGTTGGTGCTGACTTTGACGGTCAAGAGTTGCAAATTGCCTCCATCTACAGCGACAAGTGGGAAGGTGGTCACATCGGTTGCTCCCCCTTTGGATACAACGTGCTGTCCGGAGCAAAAGAGGCAGGAACCGACCCCCACACATCCTTGGCAAAGAATGTGATGCCCGATACCCACAAAGGACTGGTGTGGGATAGGAAACTCGGTATTTGCCACAGTGAGGGAGGCGAGTTGGTCCCTGTGTCAAAAGAGAAGGCGAAGGAGTTGTCCTATGCTCGTGACACTGCAAAGATGCTCAAGTTTGCAATTTTGTACGGCGCTGGGGCAAGAGGAGTTCAAAACTATGTTCAGATCCGCTTCCCCCAGAAACCGGTCAATGAGGCAAAGCAGTGGGCATACTCCTCTCTATCTGCCATGAAGGGTGTTCTGCGGGACGGGGTGTATGAGGACGGATTTGACTCTGGCGCCTTCAACTTTATGGAGGGGATTGCTATGCGGTCACGGTTGCCACAACTTCCGTGCCTGGGTACCAAGATTTCCACAGCAATGCGCCCTTCAGCGGTAGGTAGCGATTTCAAGACCAGTCGCGTCAACTGGACTATTCAGGCGAGCGGTGCCGAAATCCTGTCGATCTTCCTCACCTCTCTGCAGTGGTTGGCAACCGAGTATAAAATTCCGTACCGATTCATCATCAGCATCCACGATGAGACCTGGTGTATGTGTCCCGAAAAGTTTGCTTCGCAGTTTGCCGTTGTGTTCCAGATTGCCCACATGTATACGTGGGCGCTGTTCCACTCGGCGCTGGGGATTTCCGACCTTCCCCTATCCCGCGCCTTCTTCTCCGGGGTGGCGATTGACGACCGTCTTCGCAAGTCCGTCAGGGAGAGTACAGTGTCCCCATCAAACCCTGACGGTGACAAGGAACCTCAAGGCACCGAATACTCCATGCTGGACCTGGCCGAAAACGGTGCTATTGCCAAATTAACCACACGATTCAATGCTGTTCAAAAAGGACTTCTCTGATGAAAAAGATCGCCAAGCCCCGTGCTGTCGGGGCAACAGTCAAGTGTATTCCAACTCTGTCTGGTGACTTCTACCTGGTCACCCCCTATGACAGGAAGATCAGGGAAATACCCTCCTCAGTGCAGTGCGGGTACAACTCCCTCTACTTCTCCCTTGAGGAGGCAGAGGAAATGGTTAGAGCAATTTAGCCGTGTTTCCTCTACCCCTTGACCCCGACTTCCGTCGGATCCTTGTCCAAGACTGGCTACTCGATGTTGAGGACCGCCTTGAATTGAATGAGCCTGAGTCCGCAGAACGAAGTTGGAAAATAGCCAACGAGATCTACCTCTCTCTCCCTCCTGGCGAGGGTGACGAGAACATTGAAACTGCCCTTGTTGACGCGAGGGTAAAACTTAACCACAACCACCCAGCATACAAAAATGCGCACAATTTCTGACGACGCGGCACAAACTTCCGCCGCTGCCAAACCAGCTGCCAAAAGCTCCAAACTGGAAACTTTCAGCACCAAAATCTCCGACGGCCGTGAAATCACAATCCGTGAAATGACCGGGCGAGACCTAATTTACATGGAGAAGGACCTGACAAAAGCGGGCGATGTAGAAAAAGGGATGCGAATTATCGAGCGTCTCATCGTCAGTGAGGACAAGATTACCTACGACGAAATCCTCGATCTAGGTGTCCGTGACTTTCGCAAACTGAGTGACCTTGTTGCCAAAGCGAATGGTACGGAGGACGAAGACCCAAACTGACGGTAATCGACCGAGAGGACTTTTCCTTTCTAGTCGAAAGTACCGGTTGCCCTGTAATTTTCTTCAGGGAGATACAGCCCAAAGACTTCTATTTGGCACAAATCCTCCGGCAACAGGGTGGATCCTACCTTGAACTGCTGGAGCGATTGACCCTGAACCCTGAGGTTCTTGCCGAAATACCTTCACGCCGCTTCCGCACCATTTTGAAATGGGCGGAAGAAAACCTTCTCGCAGAGAAAGTATTCGGTGTGGAGAATTGGATGGAGGTGAGTTTTCACCTCTGCAAGCAAAGATGGGACGGAAGTATGGACTGGTTGGAGCAACAACCTATTAGCAAAATACTTCTGATGATTGACATTGTGAAGAAGCACAATGATGAGCAAGAGTCCGCCATGAAAAAAGCAAACAAAAGGTAATGATTGACTTCAAAATCAAAAACTTACCGACCGTGAACTTGAACTGGTGGGAGCCCACTCAGAAACAGTGGGCGCCAATCTTGCTCAAAGATCAAAAACCGTCTTGGCAACAAGACTCCGACCCCACAACAGGGAGACCCTGGAAGTCCCTCACCTTGAAGTACCGGTCCTGGAAGGACAAAAGATACCCCGGTCAACCAGTTTTACGGCTGACAGGGGCTATGCAAGACAGGGCAGAAATCCAACCCAATAAGGACGGGTTTGAGGTAAAAACTACCGCTTATGGTGTTTATCAACAGTTTGGCACCCGAAAAATGGTTGCCCGACCCTGGGTTGGAATACCTAAAACTTCGCTTCAGCACCTTGCACCGATTGCCTGGCGCAACATTCTCTCATAAGACCTAACCATGGAAAAGACAACAACAAAGCGCACTGCTGCCAAGTCCGAGACAAAAGTTGAGGAAAAAGTGGTTGCAAAACCCGTCGAAGCCGAACTGAAAACAGGCGCCGAAGGTTCAAGTGCCCTTGCCCCCGCTGCTACGCCCGAAAAAGTTCAGACCGAC